TTAGTCACCTGTATAACCTTTTAATTTTAAACGAGCCGCATGTAGTAATGGCTCAGTATAACCAGAAGGCTGTTCACAACCTTTAAAGATAAGATCTGAAGCCGCTTGGAAAGCAATACTAGTTTCAAAGTTAGCTGCCATTGGTTTATACAATGGATCATTCGCATTTTGTTCATCAACAATTTTTGCCATGCGTTTAAGCACTTCTTCAACTTGTTCACGAGTCACGATACCGTGACGTAACCAGTTGGCAACATGTTGAGAAGAAATACGTAATGTTGCACGGTCTTCCATTAAGCCCACATTGTTAATATCAGGAACTTTTGAACAACCTACACCTAAGTCAACCCAACGAACAACGTAACCTAAAATACCTTGGCAGTTATTTTCAAGTTCGTTATTAATTTCTTCTGCTGACCAGTTTGTATCAGTTGCAAATGGAGGAGTTAACAAGTCATCTAATGACAACATTTCTTCAGCTTTTAACTGATCTTGACGTGCTTTTACATTTACTTGATGGTAATGCATCGCATGAAGTACAGCACCTGTTGGTGATGGAACCCAAGCACATGAAGCACCAGCATTTGGATGAGCAGCTTTAGTTGCCAACATATCTTTCATGCTATCTGGTTTTGGCCACATGCCTTTACCAATTTGAGCTTTACCTTGTAAACCACATTTCAAACCAATTGCAACGTTACGGTTTTCGTAAGCAGCAATCCATTTTTGTGTTTTAACCGCTTCTTTACGAACAACTGGAGCAGCTTCCATAGAAGTATGAATTTCATCACCAGTACGGTCCATGAACCCAGTGTTAATAAAGATTGTGCGATCTTTAGCAGCAGCAATACAGTTTTTCAAGTTTACAGATGTACGGCGTTCTTCATCCATAATACCGATTTTTAAAGACTTCGCTGGTAATCCTAAGGCTTGCTCAGCACGCTCAAATAACTCAACAGCAAAAGCAACCTCTTCAGGACCATGCATTTTTGGTTTAACAATATACATAGACCCTTTACGAGAGTTTTTATTTTCGTTTTCACTACGGATGTCAGCAATTGACAACAATGGTGTTACCAACGCATCCATAATACCTTCGAAAATTTCTTCACCATCAACTAAAATCGCTGGATTCGTCATTAAATGACCTACGTTACGAAGTAACATAAGTGAACGACCATGTAGTTTGGTTGTGCCACCGATCAAATTTTTAATTTCACGGTCTTTATTCAAAGCGCGAACAATTGTTTTACCATTTTTTTCGATAGATTCTTGAAGAGTACCCTTCATCAAACCTAACCAGTTACGATAACCTTCAACTTTTTCTTCTGCATCAACAGCTGCTACAGAGTCTTCAAGATCCTGAATTGTTGTAACCGCAGCTTCAAGTGTTAGATCTTTAACACCCGCTAAATCAGTTTGGCCAATTGGGCTATTCGCATCAATTTCAATAATGACATGTAGGCCATTACTCAAAAGAACAACCTCTGAAGGGTTCGCTTCTTCACCATTGAAACCCACAAACTGAGCTTCATGAGCTAAGCCAGTTTTAGTACCATCTTTTAAATTCACAACGAGTTTATTCTGCTCGATTGCATATTTAGTTGCATCAGCATGTGAGCCTTGCGCAAGCGGGAAAATTTCATTTAAGAAGTTTTTAGCAAACTCAATAACTTTCGCACCACGTACAGGGTTATATCCTTTTCCTTTTTCTGCACCGCCTTCTTCTGAAATTACATCGAAGCCGTAAAGTGCATCGTACAAAGAACCCCAGCGTGCATTTGCTGCATTTAAGCAATAACGTGCATTACGTACAGGTACTACTAATTGTGGGCCTGCTAACAATGCAATTTCTTCATCTACGTTTTCAGTAGTAATTTGGAAGTCTTCAACTTCTGGTAATAAATAACCAATTTCAGTTAAAAATGCTTTGTAAGCACCTAATTCAAATTTATTGTTGCGGTGCCATTCATCAATTTTTGCTTGTAATTCATCACGCTTAGCCAATAATGCTTTATTCTTTGGACTAAGGTCGACAACAACTTGCTCAAAGTTCTTCCAGTAAGTTTCACTATCTAAACCAGAACCTGGTAAAGCTTCATTTTCGATAAAATCGTAAAGTTCTTTAGCAATCGCTAACTTGCCTTTTTGAATACGTGCAGTCATTGTCTTTCCTGAAGTTGCTACTTTTTATACCAAGAGAATCCTAGTATACCGATTTAAATTAAGCTGAATACTAATATCACATTCCTAAATAGTAAGCATTTTCCCTTGCATAACTATTGACAAAGATAAATTTTTCTATATAGGAAAATATTAAAATTCTAACTAGGATTCCCAACAATTTATTCAATATTTAAAGATACTGAAACTAGACTTTTTGTTAACAGACAAAAAATTTCACTATCTTGTTTTTTTCTAAAGCGTATTTAGTTATATCAAACTTTGCACAATGAAAAAGTACTATTTCGCTAAATTTATCTTTTTTTGTTGTAAAAAAAGCGCTCAATTTAGAGCGGTTGTTGCTTATATAAATCAGTATGTTAAATAAAATTGCTACACTTTTGTTGCACTATTTTTTAAAACTGCATTTATCTTGTTTTACGTATTTTTAAACTACATTCAAATTTATTTTAAATCTACTTTAACGGGAAGTTCCCAACGCTTTCGATTAAAGGTCACGGTACCATCCATGTTTATGCTTAATTCATTGCCATTGTAGTCATATACTTTAAGGATATTACCGCCCTTATCAATATCAGCCAAAAGATCAACTTCTTTTGTATTTGCAAAATCATATGCCTTGATCATCACTTGCGCCATTTTAAAAACTCAAATTGCCTTTACGCATAATGATACTTGAATATTGTTATTGATTGAATGCGCCGTGCACCCTGAAAACAGAATGCACAGTAGAGTAATAAAAGTTGCTAGCTTGGTTCTCTTACACAAAATCACTTTATGCGATCCGGTTGCTAATCCATCCATAAAAGAATTGCTCTTGCGTGGGATTGCGTTCGCATATTTCAATATAACGTTGGCCCTGCATAATATTTAGTACCTTAAGCATCACCTTCTCACCATCTTTACCACGTTTGGCAAGAAAGATTTTTAAAGCCCCTAACGTAGCTGAACCATAAATACCATCAACGGCTAGATCGGGCCAACCGCCTTTACCTTGGTTATTCAATAGATTCAATGCTCGTTGTAATAAAGGCTTTGCAAAAGCTACACCGCAGTTAACACCAGTATCAAGCAACTCTTCAGCGATCAAAGGCGATAGGGTATTAACCTGGTCAAAACGTGGATTAATCCAATATTGTTGTTTATAAATCTGCTTTGCTAAATCTAAAGGCAGATCACGCATTGGGCCTTTCCAACCGTTTACCCGTGCAACTGCTTCAGTTATCCCATAATTAGTTGCGCCGCCACGGTCGTTAGGGTTGTTAACATAACCACCTTCGCGCTTGATAAGGTCATCAATATATTTATCTACTGACATTTGCCCTCTCCTATTTGAATATGGCTTTGAATGCTTCTTTGATTTCAAAGATCAATTCACTAATGGTTTTACCTTTCAGTAATTGAATTGCCTGATACCAAATACCAATAAGCAACATCCCGAATACTGCAAAAATCAGCATGACAAACCCTTGGGTCATATGTGAGTAATGCCCCCAATCTTGATATTCAATAAATGCTGAACCGCCGTATAAGCTAATAGAAACGCTAATTGCGAATTTGATAATCACACCGATGTTGATTTTTATCTTTCCTTCAACATCGATATCACCACTTAACATGAGCGCAAAAATGCCGCCCATCACCGCCGCCCAAATCTTGATAAACCAAGGTAAGGATTTAATTGTTAAAGGGTCGTTCATTTTTTCCACCAATCTAATGTTTTCATTATTTTATGGATTGGCGTTTTATAAGTATCGAAATCTGTTGACAGCAAAAAGCCCTGACTAATTCAGGGCTAAAGGTGGTCAACAAATAAACTTAATATACGCGTTTCTATCAGATTCAGTAGATTCAGGGAAAATACTTGCCGAAGCAGCTACCGCTTTAAGCTTACTACCACCAGAGTAATCCAACGTATATGAACTAGGATAATAAATGGAACCTATCATTTCATCCATATATCTTTTGATAAATCCACTTTGAACAGACAGCGGAATGTTATTAGTTACTATCTGCATTGTTGCAACAGTTGTACTTGCAATACGGCTTTCTTTTATATAACAATATGATATTGATTCAATTGAATTATTCTGAGTTCTCATCTCAGCACGAGTATAAGTCATCATGCTTCCCCCGAACCAGGCGTCTAGAGCATCATATGATTTTTCTACGTCAATTTTTATAACATTATCTTTAACTTTTGACCTGTCCGCGAATACAAAGTACAAGAAGTTATATGTTTTATCAATTACTGGAAAATTAGAATCTAAAGCAAAATCAAAAACACAATTCTTCATATATTCCAGATACATGGTAAAACTATAAATAACTGATTTATGTTTAGAAAAATCATAGGTATTGTTTTTGATATACCAGCCGCTAAAATAATCGCTAGTTGTTGATGTGGAAACATCTCTATTTAGTAATCTATTTAGTTTAAAAGAATTATTGAAAATTTTTAAATTTTCACGAATATAACAACCAACAAATCTAATTAAACTAACATCTTGTGATTGAAGCAACCCGTCGACTGCTGTCTGTATATTGTCGTGAATATAAATTCCTTGTAGCACCTCTGCTGCATAGGTAATATTAGGAACTGAGTCTCCCTCGTGCCAAACAGTAAATATTGAAGCAGGCAATGAACTTGGATATGTCATGCCGTTTACATTTGCTTCATTAAACTCTTCAAGTGTCGGTGGTTCAATGAAATTAATAATATTATTATTAAAAGTTAGATCATTAAGTTTTGCTGTTTTACCCAAAATTGACCAATAGCCGAGTGCACTTCGACTAATGTTTGCTGTGTTTCCAAATACTTTTTGATCGTATACAACTTCATTTTCATCAAGTGACTGATCAGTACGTAAAATTGCACTAAATACAAGATTTGGGTACCCAAACACCTTATTGTTATAAAACCATTGTTCAGAGCCGTGTAGTTCACATGCACAAGCGTTCAAACGCCCCTTCACGTTACTAAAAACGAATATATTATTATGTGCTTTGATATCTTTCCCGATACAATAAAGAGTCGAATGATCATGAAATTTTGACTTATTCGACATCAAGTTGATAAATTTATTAGCATAAATTTCTATATTTTCAGATGTTTTAGATGTCTGAACCGCGTTTGCAAAGTCGCCACCGATAAATTTAAGCCCATGAACTTTCATATTTTTTACTGAAGCTTTGATAATCCAACGATAGCCATCCTGTACAGCAGATTCTGATTCTGTTGCAGTAAAATCTAGTGTCCCTGTTCCAAATACTTCAATGTTTTCATGCCGGTTTCTGCCGTACCAATCATCCGAATCCGCACGATACATAGCACTTAAAATATTACACTTTGGCTGTTCACTTGAGCCCGCAAAAAAAGAACCGAATGTTAATGTTGAATTGATTTCGAGTTTTACATTTGAAACTAAACGAATAGCATTTTTTTCATTAAATTGAACAGGATCAATTAATTTTCCGATTCTAGGGCATTGCGAATTAAAGAACATTGGATCATTAATAATTACATGCCCTTTTAAGTTGTTTCGTTCAAGTGCATACATTAACTTATCAAAATTTAACGTATCATCAGTAACACCATCACACTTGCAACCAGAATGATATGGAGTAAAAACATTCTCATGCTGCAATACCCAACCATTGATACATAAAAACCCATCATTTTCAGCAGCCCGTGATGCGACATATACACGATGACCCCCGCCCACATAAGGTTTAGCTAAAGCAAAATTTGTTGGGTTGTGATAACCCTTAACATAAACGACTTGCCCATCCTTTCTTGGCGTATAAGTCAATAAATCAGCAATAGACTCAAAAACGCGAACTGACTTGTCATTAATCTGCATCTGTGATTCAGACCCATCTTTTACATTATCAGCATCTTGATATGCTTTTACCCAAGATGTTGTTAATGCATCGTAACGATAGTTGCCTAAATCTTTTACATAGATTGTGCGCCCATCCCATACATTAGTAACACCTTCTAAGGCTTCCAATGAATCAAGGTGAGTAATTGCCAAAGCATTGATAGTTCCTTCATTGATTGCTTCATCAATCATAGAGATGAACATATCTTTTAGAATTTGATCGCCTGTAATGCGGTCCGCAATTTCTTTTGAAAGATCATTTACTAATTGAGCAATATCATTAGTATTTTCATTTACATTCTGCTGAAGATTAGCCAACCACTCATCAATAGTATTTATTTGATTTTGCAGGTTTTCATCACCATCAATACGACCAGAAATCTCCTTGACTAAAGCGAGCCATATAACCTGATCTCGATAACCAAGTTCTTGAAGCTTCCACCAGATTAAATCAAAGTCTTTGTTTACAGGCGCTGGGCGGAATGAATTGTTGTAGGACTGGTAATCTGTTGTTCTTTGGAATGGGGTGTTTCGCTCAATATTTACAACAACCCCATTAGCTGGCGCTGTATTGAACGTTACTGAGCCATTAACAAAACTCCACGAGCCTACAGGAGCTTCATTCCCGTCTAGGTTTACAATTAAGTACTCTGCTTTATCACACTGGAATGGAAGTGGGAAAACTGTAGTAGTTCCATTCGCTGTATATTCTATAAATGGCGTCTGTTCTGGTACTGCCATAGCCTACCCCTAATCAAAGTCTACTGTGGCTTCGTATACGCCACCGTTTGTTCTCCAATTAACGGCTTCTTTATAGTCATTTTTGTTGTGTGATTTACCTATGCGTATAGGTTCATCAGATATTGCACCTGCTAATGAATCTAATGGATCATCAATCTGGTTCGTAACTGCTGGATTCCATGAGCGCATAATACGAACTTCAAAACTATCATCTTCTGGCTTATCTGGATCATATAAAACTGATACATGAGCCCATAGAACACCCGAATTTAATGGGCCTTCAATAGCTCCTAAAATCCTTAGGTTTTTATTCTTAGTTTCTTTTATTTCAGTTACACCACATCTAACACCTTGTTGTTTGAGGCAACTCTTTAGAACACTTGGGAAAAATCCACCTACACCATTTGTTTCAACCGTCACTCTAGTAATGTAAAACTCTTTAATTAGTTGAACTAATTGATAGACCTGTCCACCTATAATGTTGTGGCCTGATTCATCCGTAGGACCCACTTCTCCTTTCAGGCTAATAGATCTATGCCAGTACATTCGGCCTTGTTCATCATGAAGAATTAGTGCAACAGATGAGATATCTGAATCTTTCTTCCCTTCAGATGGATCAACACGTAGAGAAGCAGAAGCAATTCTGACATTGCCTAACATCATTAATGCAACGCCATTGGCATATTTTAAAGTTGGTTCACAGTCATATGGGATCAACTTGTCAGGATCAAGACGAACATCACCAATAGGCTTAGCATGTAGTTGGTATTGTGAATCCCATTCATTGATAGTTCGACACTTTTTACGTCGTTTTGTCATTTCCTGTTTAGTGAAGCGTTCAGGCCATAGTGCTTTGGCATAAAAGTCAACAAATGAATAGTCATCAAGAAGTGTTACTTTATAGCCATTGCCATGTTTTTCTATTGTGTAGTGCTTATTCTCTTCTAGGCACTTACTATATTTATGAATGCCACTAAAAACATATTCAGGATAGAAGTTTAGAACTGCTTCTCTTCGCCCCTCTATTCGATATTCATGTTCAAACATCCGTCTAATAAAGCAGTTCGCCCCCGCCTCAATCATTTCTTTATAGATAGATTCATAGCTGTGTGGAGTTCCAATAAATAAGCTTGTTCCACCAGGTACTAAAATGTGGGTCTGTTCTGTAAGGCTATGTTTTAATTTTTCTCGATTTTCTTCTGTCGCTACGTTCTTCTGTACTTCTACGTCATCGTTTTGGATATGTTTGGCACGTTGTCCAGTTACGCTTGATAAAATGCCTCGCGCATACATAGAACCATACTGTTCATCATTCGAGCCTTCTACCCACCATTTAATAACACCACCATGAGATTTCTTTACATTATTAAGTTTACAAAGTGGGTGATTGGCAAGAATACGAACTACTGCACGACTACACTTAAGAGCATCAATATTTGTTGCTCCTTGATGTAGTACTAAATCATCAACATCACGATAGAAGCGCCAAGCATTAAATACAGTTACTATCCCTGATTTATTATGCCCACGTGGAAGCATGAGAAGGTTATCAACTTCATCAGATAGATTTTCCATCCATTCACATGTTTCAATGTGGAATAAGGGCGTTTCCCGCCCTAAGTATTCATCCCAAAGAACATAGAATTCAGCAAAAGATGCTTTCATAATTAACTATAATTTGACTTAGCTTTAACACTTTGAATAATCGCTTTGGCTTTATTTTTTAAATTTTCCTCATATTTTCTTTGTGTTTCTTCATCTGTACTTGCAGGCGGAATAGCCCCCTGTTTCATTCCAATTATTTGGCTAATCTTTGCAACTGCTGAGCTACATTGGTTAAACCCCTTATATAGCCAAACCTTATCGCCTCGGTCCTCTTTTGACTCAAAACCTAAATCAACAGCAGCGAACCCGATTTTCAACATATCATCGGTCATCATCTCCTGAAGTTTTTCTAATTCTGCTATTTGATCATCACGCATAAAAAAGCCCTCGCATATAGTTCATATATACAAGGGCTTATGTAGTGGTATGTTGGGCGGTTTACTGGACTACCCTCTCAAAGTCAGGTGCACGAATATCGGTAACATCATCACCCCAGAAACGCTCACGATCTTGTTGTCGTTCAGCTTTGCGTAAAGCCTTCTCACGATAGCCAGGTGCAATTGTGTCTTGCATTTCATCGAATACCATACGGTTAATAGCTGCTTTTGTATACCATAAATTTTGCGCTGGAACTTTACCCTTCACAAATTTGAATGCTTCGTTGCCGAAATTGGTGTCCTTACCTTCATTGTACTGAGTTAAGTTACCAACCGTTAAGCCTAATAGAGCAGTGAAATCACTACCAAGTGGGCCAGAAACAAACGAGTTCGCATCGCGACCAGAAGTATCTGTACCAGCTACAAGAATGTCACCAAGGACAGGCAAACCACCACCAGCTACTACCGAACGCATAAAGAAGCTGGTCGCCTTTTTCGGATCACTACTATCATAAATCGTTTGTGGATCATTACCGTTTAGAATTTCACGTAGCTGCACAACCAAGCCGCCTAACAGGGTCATACTAACCACAAGCGGTATTGCATAGGCTGCCTTACCTTTTAAGCCCTGTTGGGCCATTGTGCGACTACCTTGTCGCATCAAGAACGAAGCAGAGAATGATTTAAATTGCATTAAGCCTTTAAATACTTCACCTGTGATAGTTCCCTTTGCGCCTACAGTCATCCATGTACGTTCACGAAGGCCTGCCTCAATAACAGCCATACCCTGTTCATCAAGTAAATGTGCTTGAAGTTGCGAGGCTACTTGATCTTTAACTTGTTTTGGATCACCGAAAGCTGTCAGTTTTTCATCTGGAATTTCATAGATAGAACGCGCTGACATGAGTTGATTACCTTTGCGGTCCACGACTGGTTCGGCCAATTGGAAAACCTGCCATGCTCGCTCATCTAAACCTGTGTTTGAAAGTAGTTCACGGTCTTGTACGTCCAAATCATTCCAAGCCTTAGAACGGCTTAAACGGCCGTATTTCTCCATAAGTAACTTAGTGAACCCAACTTTAGAGGCCGATGTAAGTGCATTGAGGAATGATACCCGCATTACTTGGGTAGCCACCCCGCTTGATATACGTGCTAATTTTTCAGATTTACCATAAGTTGATGTAAGCCCATCATCCGACCAGCGCGCAATTGACCCTAACATTTCCTCAGTAGCCAATCCTAAACTATGTGCTAGCTCCCGATCTGCTTTATTGGCTGGGTTAAGCTGTTCGATTAGTCCACCAAAAGCTTTACGGTAAGACACGTTATGCACACTAGCATTTTTAGCAATAGTTGCTTGATCTGCCAGTGATGCAATTGTGGTGCCGCCTAGCATTGAAGCCACGTTCATTGAACGATATGCAAGACCTAAGTTTGCTAGTACTTGAGACTGTGGAGAGTTACCACCACTGAACTCATCAAACATTACCTGAGCACGCTTACGGCTGCTCTTGGTCTGGTTTTCCTCAATCCCTTTTTCCCAATCCTTTTTGGCTGCGGCATCCATCAAAATTTTTAAAGCTGTTTTTGGGTTACTACCTAAGTTCTCAACCATGGCAATATCTTTCGATAAGCCATTAATATGAGCTTCGACCAAGTCTACAAACTGCATGCCGCCGAACTCAGATTGATATTCAAGCCATGATTCAGCATCTTTGAAATGCAAGACACGACTTTCACCATGACGGTTAGTTACTTTTGATGTACCACCACCTGTAGCTTGTCGGCCAACTTCAATTTTATTTGCACCGTCACTTGATAGCGTGTCATAGGTATATTCAAGCAATGAGCGTATTTCTTGTTGTGAGTAGTAGTCACCGTTCTCGTGTACATATTGGCGGGTATCAATTAGTGATTCAGCTTTGTTTACCCATACCTCTTTACCAGCTTTTAACATTTTTTCTAGGCTATGCGTTTGTGGCAATCCCCAATTGTCTAGCTTTCCAATGTCGCCACCGTTCCGGTTAAAGCGGTCACGCATGGTTTCGAAGACATCGCCCATCTTGTCACTGATCTTTTTAGCTAATGCATCACCAGTGTTTTCGCCAAACCTTTCACGAACAATTTTTTGTACTAACTCTTGATCAGTGAAGACACCCAAACCGCCTTTAATATTGGTGTAGAAGTCCACCAGCTCACCGCGGTAGATAGCAGCAATACCACGCGCTTTAGAGTCGATTGACTGAATGCCAGACATGTCACCATGCGCGGCAACCATACGGTCTATGACTTCCATTGATGACAATTTGCCATGGTCTAAGGCTGCAATGTTTTGGGATTGCTTAAGGATGTCTTGAGCAGCAATTTTATGCTTGCGCTTCAATTGTTCTTGGATATCGAGAGCAACTTGCTTTGATGCTTCCGTTAGCTTTTCAGCATCAGAAAGATTGCGCCAGTTATCAATATCTTTGCGCGCCATATTTCGCATAGTTTCATTGATACGCGCTTCAATATCCGTTGCTTCTTGAGCTGTAAGGGATTGCTTGCCAAGGGCTTTAGCTACCGCTTGTTTGCATTGTTCTTTCATAAAAAATGCCCAAATAGTTTTAGCTATCTGAGCATTTAATTTGTGGGGTTTTGTTGGGTAATGGAATTAACTTAATTCTAAATATTGCTTAGCATTCTGATAAGCTTTCTGCATCTCTACATTAAAATTATTTAACCACTCTGGATCATCTTTGAAACTTTCTTGAGCTAAATTAATTGCATTTTGATAATCCATTTCAAGAAATTCAGGATAATTTCTAATATAGGTCTCGGTATACCAATCTAAATGCTTTTCATCAAGGAAATTGTTTTTTTGCTCGATTAGTTTATCTTTAATTTCTTCAATGTTCATAAGTACACCTACAATATTGGATTAATTTTTGCATTAGGATGGCGCCCTACATACAGCCATCTATTTTGGCTTGGCACCCATTCATACACACGCCCTGCTTCATCCATCTTATTGAATAAAGGCCCTGCATAATGTGTTGCATCTAATGGGGTACCAGTCATCAAGTCTAACAATGTTATTCCTGTCAGATTTTTATCTGCTACTTCATTCCAATATCTTTGTGTACACCATTTACCTGTTTCCCAACAGTACACATCGTCAAGTAGTTTAGTTTGGATAGCATCTTTTAATTTATTTATGCCACCAAATTTATGTATTTTTTCTGTCTGATACATCTTTGATACCTCTATCAAAAACCTGATTATGGGTGTGGCAACTGTTCAGGTTAAACAGCTTTTCGGTGATCAGCCTAGCCACAAATTGATTATACATTAGCCAAATTGCAAAGCACAGTTTAATGCTGTTTGTGCTGCTAAAATATCAAGCTCAGATTGCTTAATTTCTGCCTCAAGCTCAGCGTGATAGTCTCGTAATGTCATCGTGAATTCTTCTGGTTCGCCCATTGAGTTAATGCGATTAACTGCAATTGGTTGATCTGGATTAGAGAAAATCACATCAAGCGCGGCTTTCTCTTCTGGTGTTTCTCCAAACAACGAGCCTTGTCTTGGGTCGCCCATGTTTTCAATGGTCTGAATCTCAGAGTTAATGGATTCACTAATCGCCTTTGCGCTCTTGCGGTTATTAAAGACATCAAGAAATCTTCTTGCTCCATCACTTAATCCATCATCAATAAGTTGGCCTTGATTTAAATAATCGCGAACCTGTAAGCCATTTGCTTTTAGGTCTGTAAGCTTTTGTGCAGCTTGCGCTAAGTCTTGAGAAATAGTGTTCTCAAAGCGTCCACCTTGTTTAACTAAATCATTAAGCTGTGAAAGTTGCGGAGCAGCACGGAGTAACGCGTTTAGAACGTTTTTACTGTCATCATCTAGGTTTTCAGATAGCCGAGTTACAAGGTTAGAATCACCATAAGCACGCTGTACAATTGCAGATTCAATTCGGCGTTTACCTTCTTGAGATAAGCGGCCATCACTTGTGATGACTGATCCACGTTCAGACTGTGGCAATTGATCTACAAAACTACGGACATAATCCATAGAGCCATCAATATTGATTGAACCATCATTATTTATTTTTAGTAGTGTTGAATCTGGTAGGCGATCTACATCACTCATAGCGCGCTCAGTTGCGCTGAATTGCGCCACATCGCTTTCGTTGGCTAAACGGGAGAAAGCTACACGGTCAACATCACTAAGACGTGTACGCACTAAAACAGGCTGATTTAAGCCTGATATATCCTTGCCTCTACTATTCGCCCAATTCTGAACAAATTCTCGGTATGCATCTGCTCGGCCATTGTCATAAGCGCGACCAATTGCAAGCGTACGCCCATTACCAGACTCAACAACATTGTCGGGTCCAATGATTGGTGCACCGTCTGATAGTTTATAGGATTCGCCAAGCAATTCAGGCTTTAAGTCATCGGCCATACGTTCAATTTGCTGGCGTGATGCTTCTCGGGTTCGGTCACGTGGCTGCAGTTCACTTGGGTAAAGCGGATTTACACCGTATAACTGGTCGTTAGACGCTACTAAATCAGTCCAATCTTTTACTTCATAAGCGAAATCATAGCTTGAACCATCCATCCCATAGGCTGTGCTAGTTTCACCACCATAGCGTGAGCTTAACTGGTTCCATTTGTTGCGCCATTTGTTAATAGCTTCGCCAACTGTCATGCCAGACATACCGTTATTTTTAACGATTGCATCGGCATTTTTAGAATCGTACGAACGCACTACATCAATTAATGGGCGGCTAGGGTCAGCTTTAAGAACTTTGACGGCTCCACCCGGTCCAAGTAAATGACCTAGATATTGCTCATGCGCAACCGGATCACGACCTAAATTTTTACGTATGTAATTATTGGCCTGTTTAATGTGCTTTAAGCCAATACGAATTTGCTCATCAACATTGTTGCGATCTTTACCGCCTAAGTTTTTCCAAGAGTCATCTAAGACTTGGAAAAGGCCGTAAGCGCTTGATGTCGGGTTATTAGCTGTATGATTAAATTTGCCGCCTGTCTCAATATGACTAATCGTCAAAGCAACGCTTGGGTCTATACCATCTTGTTTTGCGCGTAGTGCGATTTGTTTGGCATTGGTAGGTAATGAGCTGGTCGCATAATCAATCGTGTTTCTACGCGGTTCTCCTTGCACTGTGTTAGGCACACTAACTGGCTGGCCTTTTAGGATTTGTTCAGTAGCAGCATCTAGGTTTTGATAGTGTTTGTTTTGCTGAACTGGATCTGTAGTTCGAACTGGTAAAGTTGTGTCTTCAAACTCAAAGCTATTTTTAACCAGAGCATCATTTAGCGCATCATTGCGAGTTTCAAAATCATCTGAGTTAAGCTGGTTAATTTCAGCGTCAACGTCTTGGTCTAGTTTATTTTGACGGGAACCTAAGTAACGCGCACCACCAAACATTAATGAGTTAATAAGCAAATCAGTCGCCACAGATTCGCCTGTAACTTCATATTGCTTTGCCTGCTTATCATAGCCTTTAGATTTTAGAAGCTGCTCACTTGCATATTGCATACCAGTGTTTAAGCCAGTGGCACCACCAACCGACAATGCAGCATCGGCAACTAAACCACCTGTACCCTTAAAGCCATAGCTAATAGGCAGAGCTGTGCCAACTGCATCACCGACAGCATTCACACCAGCTACTTTCAAAGCGGTGTTTTCATCTACGCCTTTACGGGTTAAATCGGTATAGACGTAATTACCAGTTGAACCACCTGTTAAAGTAGCTGCGCCTAAAGTGCCACCAGTTGTAACACCTAGAGCACCACGCCAGAGATAATCACCAACGCCGACACCAATATTGCCGACAATGCCTGTATTGTCTTTGTCTTCTAGGTCAGCAATAGTTCCATAAACCAGATTGTCGCGGGCCTTTTCACGCTTAGCCTTGAACTCTTCATACGGTTCAATAAATTCGTTTGTAGAAACGTCTTTCAGACTATAGCTAACACGGTCTACAACGGCATCAATCGGTGCCGAAATTGCATCACCAACTTTGTTAAGACCAATTGCCATACCACGGAAAGGTGAAGAGATAGCGCCATCGAAAATACCAACTTCCTTTTGAACAGTTGGCTTGCCAGTTATCCCTTTTCTCTGGAGTTCTTCTACTGACTTCTGCTCATCATCTGCAAATGTGTCATACCAAGTCATTTATTCACCCCATCCATCGTGATTCGCCAGATAGCATTTTTAACTACCAATTGCTGCCCTCGTTCGTTAATCAGGTCGTATTGAATTGCACCTGTACTTGATGGCTTGCCTTGGCGTAAGCGGAACTCTTTTAAATTATTGACACTAATTCCTGTTTGCTTGGAGATAGTTTGATAGCCCTTTTCAAGTTGAGCTTCAAAGGCATCGTCAGTAATTCCATAAGGTTTCGTTACTTTCCAATCTGAAACCTTATCCCCTCTGTAGTTTCTGAATGAAGTTGGTTGTGTGTATACCCCACCAGTAGCCATGCCTAGTGCGGTATTAAGAATTTTTTTATTAGGCGCTTCATCTTTTGAACTATGGCTAAAACCACGCTCATTCATGGTGTCCGCATATACTGCCTTAAACACTTCATAAGCATTATTCGCATTAGTACCAGTTAATGTCTGGCCCACATATTTGTTAAAAGCCTCTCTCATGTCATCTTCTTTTGGCATGATTAACTGTTTATTTTTTAAAAGTTGAGTACCAATAACAATAGAGTTTGCTAGTTCTCGTCCTTCCGTTGATCTATAGCCATTAGCTTTGGCTACGCCTGCCATAACATAGTTTGAGTTACCTCCGCCTAACTGACCCAATGCAGCACCCCAAATTTTCACCCCATCCTTCACGCCTTTGGTTTGGGCAATCATAGAACTAATTAAATTTAGTTTTTGATCTACGGTTGCTTCTTCCCATGCTTGCTTAGCGGCTGGTAGCGCTTCATTTGGAATAGGTTTAATTGTTGCATTTGGGTCCTTATCACGCTGTGCTACTTGATAAGAACCAATGGTCACAATGTTTTTAGCAAAGTCACTAGGGTTAACTTTTAGTGTTAATGGGTTTACTTCCGGTAGTTCAATACCTTTTTCACGTAGAGCTTGAGTCGGGTTTTCCTTAGCAGTTTTAAGCTTGTTGTCGTAAATGCTTTGATAGGTCGCCAAGATTTTATTTTCTGCAACCGGATCAGCAGATGAGCTATTCTTCATCTTTGCCTTACGACTATTGATCTCAGCAAGTTGCTGATCAGTGGTCAGACCCTGAAACCGCATGAAATCAGCAGATTGTTTTTTATAAAACTGGTATTCAGCCTCAGAAGGCGTACCTTTAACTGCCTGTTCGACATCGTTTTGATATTTCAAATCAAGTGGACGACCTGTCAAGGTACTTTGAATAAACTCATTAACGACCTTTTCAGCTTCGTTAATACGCTTGTTCTCTTGCACCTGCTGACGTTGTTGCAATGTAGTGATCTTACTTTGGATTTCAGTCTGAAATTTTTGAACTGCCGACCCATCAATAAACTTATAGTCTTTTAGACCAGTCGCAACTTCTTGGAGCCCTTCAACACTGTTTTGTGCAATTGCCGTTGTGATACGCGAGTTAATATCTGTGATGTCGCGTGTTGTCTCATATTTATTTGTGAGTTCACTTTTCTGAGCTTCAGACAATGGCAAGCCAACAATGTTTTTTAAAAGATATTCTTTGCCTGCTTCACGATCCATACGTGTTGCCACATCGAAGAACCGATCAGCTAGAACCCCGCCTTTTTGCTCATCTGCACGTAACTGTAAAGGCAAGAAAGAAGTACGTTGGCGCGTTACGTTGCTATCCCAGTATTTTTTTAAATCTTCTTGAGCGTGGCCTGGCAAGCTGTTTTGCAGTTCCGAAAACTTAGCATTCGACCAAGTGTTAAGTTCTTCATCGGCTTGCTGTGTAGTGATTACGCCATTACCAAGACGGTTTTTAATATCAACCACCTTGTCGTTAAAGTCAGTAGATAATGACTCATCAAGCTTTAACTTGCCTTCTTTTTCTGCAAGTTGGTTGTTGTAAAGCTCTAAATTTTTAGCTGTAACTTCTTGCTGACGCTGCTGGTCATCACGTGCCTGTATTGCCCCACCAATAGAACGGCCAATTTCAGCCAAGCCAGTGTTAGGCGTAAACGATTGCATTTGAGCTTGTGGTGCTTCACGACCACGAGAAATAGGAATACGCATTATTTCCACCCACCATAAGCTTGAGCAGCAGTATCAATGATGTTACTAGCCGCCTTCATGCCGTAATTATTACGTTGTGCCCTGCCTTGACGACGTACATCCGCAGCCGCATAACCTGCCTGCATTTGGTTTAATAAGGCGTTGTAAGAAGCATCCGAGATAATCTCATCACTGATTACAACTGGCGCACCTACATTTACATCCAAACCATTTTCAGCAGCCGCAGCCATAGCGCTTGATGCGTCACGCAGCCCTTGTTCTTTAATCTTTTTGCTTTGAACCTTGGAGACGGATTGAATTGTTTTTGCATTTCCATTAGCTGTAGCGTCTGCCATAAGCGCATTTGAGATATTGCCAACAGCTTCTAGGCCAGAAGAAATAGCACCACCTTTGCACATGTCTATTCCCCTTAAAATAGTGATGAATAAACGATGATGCTTTGAGCATTTTTTAGTTGCGCATCGACAGCATCATATCCTGTTGATTTGAATGATTCTTTTTTTGACACTTCTCTAGGTTTGTCATTTGACTTCTGAGCTGGTCGCTTCCGTGATGAACGTTCGCTCATCTCAAATGCTTCTCTTGAAGCTGAAAGTGCTCCACACATGCTTAAACCTCCATCTCAAGAACATAGCCAATCAAGTTAAATCCAAGGCTCTCATAGAGTTTTACTGTTTTATCTGCATGGATGCCTGTCATGGTTCCAATCTGGATACGGTCAGCATTCTTAAGCTGTGCCCACCCAATGAAAGTATTCACTAAGAGCTTGGCAATGTTAGATTTACGGTACTCAGGAAGAACATAAACGCCTTGTTCAAAAGCTAGTTTGTGCCCTGTTCGCCAGTCCGTTTCAATAACACCAATGACTGTGCCAACTGGATTTTGATATTCATCTAGGGCTAGAAAAATTGAGTTATGTTTTTTAATTAAATATTCGAATAGATCAGATGCGCTTTGCTCATCAAATCCTTGTTTTGAAAAGATTGGCGATTCTTTAGTGAGACGCTTGCCGAAATCAACAAGCGTATCTAAATCATTTAGGTTTGCTGCCCGTACTTGCATCTCATTTCTCATTAATTGATACCAACATAGAGATACTTTGCATGTGTAAAGGCATAGGTTTGTCGTGTGTTATCTTGACCTCAAGTTCATGTAATGATTGCCAACCAACAAATGAATCGACCACATAGCCAGTGTAAGGCAAATTTACGAACGCCGATTGGTTGTAATACTTGGTAGATAACTCTTGACCATTGATATATCCACCAACTGACGCATTCAAAAATATAGCCATTTCATGAACCTGAATCTTATGAAACATAGCAGTTGTTGGTACTTGGCTAAAGTCTGGTGGCAATAGGTCGATTTCAGTTTTAAACGGTTGGCCAAGGTGTACAGTTTGGGTTAGATCAGTGTTAGATAGATTAATGTTGGTGCCACTAATCGTATAAGTTGAATAGAAATATCCATCCGCATTATTAAAATTAACCAGTGGATTATCTAAAACCTGAATATCAAGATTTAAAATAGAACCAACACCATTAGTTACGTTGATATCAAATTCACAATCACTCTGTGCAGACTCGCTAAACTCTTCCAAGACTGTAGAGCCATTACGAATAGTCAGCATGAAACATTGGTCTTCACCTAAGCCTGTTGGCAAGGCGCAGATAGATAAAACCTGACCACCAAAATCATGCTGAGACCAAGCATTCATTTCCTGATCACGGTTTAGTGTGATACTTGAGACTGCACCATCACCCATAACAATCCATACAATAGAGTTTGGTGTTTGCTGGAAGGTTAACTCTTTTATTCCTGCATGGTTTTCAGGTATGTGTGGGGCAATTTGTGACAATTCAGGCGAGACAAGTCCATCAACTTCATAACGGTATGACATTGCACGTAAACGCTCACCACCACGTTGTACAAAGAGAAGCTCATTGCCCACACGGCAAGGCTTAACATTCGCCTGAACACCATAAGAAGTGTGCTCATCAATCTGTGCTGAAGCTGGTGTTAAAGGGCCTTGAGAGTTAATTAAGAACTCAGCACCACCAGTTAATGCTACTACACCACCACGCTGTGACAGGTGCAAAATATTGTCAGATTGAGCTGAGCTTGAAGCAATACTAAAAGCATCCGCATCTTGAGTTGTCTCTAAGAAATTACCATCGTCACCAACGCGACTAAACCACATCTGATTAGGGCTTGTTTTCGTATTGGCAAATACTAAGCGCTGTTTAAAGAAGCACACTGCCTTTGGATAGCCTGCCTCAGCACTAAATGCGATACTTTTTAAAACCCAAGACTTTGCAATAGCTTGAACAGCAGAAGTTAGTTTTACTAAAACTTCACCATTTACACGAGAAGGGTCTACATATTGAGTTATTTTTACTTGACCACCATTAATTTCAATAATTGAGCCTACATTTGAAGGTGTAAAAACGTTAGCTGCTTCATTTGTCACTTCTTCCCATTCCGAAGTAGTTGCAGTAGGCTCAATCCCTTTATTGTCAATCGTTGCACGCCAAGTCTTACTAGTGTGAATTACACGATCACCTGTTAAGTAAGTCTCAGTATTTGACCAGTTTGGGAATGATGAAGCAGTTAAGGAAATAACTTTTCCAACTTCTGTACCGGATGGTGTCAATGCTACGTTTGGAGTACTACCTAACTCATCATTAGGGTTCACACCAAAGGTAAAAGCCGCAAATTGCCAGTTAGTAAAGTCGGCAGAACACAGCAAACGCTGTACAGGTGTATCACCTTGAACGAAATACATGCGGTATTTAGTGTGTGCGTACTGTACTTCACGTACTTTTTGAGCCGTGTTGTAAGGTGTCACAGTTTCATAAACAACTGCATACGTTCTTGGGTTGTAAACCTTGAGGAAAGACACACCAAGGATAAGCAAATAGGTGTTTTCTGAGTTTGCAATAAACGGAATTAAACGTAATGCACCTGCAAAAATAGAACGGAACTTTGTGCCTGGTCTTTTCTTTGCTCCACCTTCAACCAAAGGCAATGCATTAAGTAATTTTTTTGCACCGTTTGCGTATTGCTGAATGTCTGTGCGCGTCCAAAGTAACGGGCTTAATTCACCAGAACTCAGGTTATTTTTTAGGATCCACTGTCTCATTAGAAGCGCTCCTCATAATAACTTGATTCGGCGAATTGAACATCTTGGCTTGGTCGCTCTTGACCATTCACGGTACGCGCTTGCTTAATCAAGAATTGAAATTTAGCTTCTGCCGACTGTCCAGCAGCATCACTTCCTGTGACTGGTTTACAAAGCTCTGATGCCATTTTGTAAGTCATCGCCTGAACCAACATAGCATCCCAAGTTTGCTCGTTATCGTTGTCAAAAACATATTCAAGGTAAATTACTTCAGCATTTGCCAAGATATGACGATTCTCTACTTCATAGCATTCAGTGTTAGCAGAAATAATCAGGACGTAATCACTCGGCAATGGGAATGCATGAGCATAGCCAAAGCTTGAATAGGTAGAAATTGGCGATAAGATTTGCCGTTTTTTGGCGCATGACCAAGGATGCGAACGCAATATGGATAAGCGCGTAGTGTCATAGATATTACGACACGTTTGAGCTAATTTTGTATCTTCCTCAAAACTAGCAATTTGCTGCCCACCAATCATGCTCAATGCGTTATTGCAAATGGTGACTTTAGATACAGACATAAGAAAACCCCGAAGCTTTTTGGATAGTTTCTTCGGGGTTTTGATGTGTTTTGTTGGGTGTTAAATCATTCTTCCAAATACTTTTCTACTAACTCATCAATATCACGAGCACGCTTGCTCAATGCTTGCTTAGTATCATTTGGAATTCTTGGGTCAAGCCCCATGCCACGCATAAAGTTTGCTACTGATTCTAGCTGTCCAAGTAGCTCCTCTTTTAACTCTTCAACATTACTCATTGTTATTCCTTTCGCTACATTTACTTTGTTAAAAAAGCACCCCACCGCCTGCCCTAACAGTGGGGTGAAAGCACTTACACTAAGAAGTCGATAGCAACCACTTTCTTCTCATTGGCACGAGCCGCGCCAAATGAGTGAACGCCACCAACCTGTTTGATATTCTTCTTGTCTGGACGAGTAGAAATATCAAAACCTGTAATGTCTGCATCACCAAAGTGTGCAGCAGTTCCCGTATACATCACTGTACGACGCTCTGTAGCACCGCCAGCACCATTGTTGAGTTTTTCGTAAGGGATCCAGTTCACACCTAACCACTTACTTGCTACAGCACCTTCTTGAAGCATTTTTACAGCCATGTAATCTGCACTCATGAACACAGTGTCCGCTAAGATTTTGATTAACATGTCAGATGTATAAAGCAGATAAAGCTCTTCGCCATTATGTTCATCACATTCGTTTTTACGGAAAAGTGATTTAGCTTTTACCAGTTGCTCTTTTAGGGAGCCGAAACCAGAAAGAATAATCTGATCAGCAGGCAAAGCTACTTGTGCAACAGTCTTAGCACCTGCATCGTCTACTGTAGTACGAGTAACGTTACCGACTAAAGATTGGTAAATAATGTCGTCTGTTTTACGATTACGGGCACTGACTAAGTTTTTCATATACTTGTCATTTGGATGTGCCTTTAATTTTGGAATATCACGGTTTTCAATTGGAATAAACAAGTCCCAATCCGACATAAGCGCTGTACGAACGCCCGCATCTGGAATGGTCCAAGTAGTATCACCGAAACGTGCACCTGAAGCTGACATTTCAACTTGGCCCATATCGTTTACAGTGAAGGATTCACCCGTAATTTTCCCACGATTCACAACTGTTTTAAGGAGTCGTGACTCATTTTGCATTGAGGCAACTTCGTACGTGTCATGATACTGTTGTACAAACGCTGCCGTTATTTTATTTTCATTCGCCATTGGTTAGCCCCCTAGCCGTATGCTTTTTGGTAATAACTTTGAACTTGGGCAGTGACACGTTTGTGGTCGGGATGACTTTCATCCATGTATGCCTCTGATGCGATTAATTCTTGAATGTTCTCGGCACCGCTTTGTTGGGTGTTTTGAGGCGGCATATCTTCTTGTAATGCCTTGCCAAAGTAGGCAGCTAGACGAATACCAAATGTTGGAGAGTCAACATCTGCTGTTTGCAGACCAGCCGCTTGAATTGCTTGATTGGCGAAACGTAAGTTAGCTTCGTAATCGTTACCCCAATCCTGTTGAAGTGCTTCTACTTGCACAGCTGTGTGCTGGTCAAAAGCCTTCATCACCACCGACATTTGCTCATTGGTTAGTCCAGCTTGATGAGCACTTTCTAAAAAAGCTTTGTTATCTTCATTAGATTTGAATGCATCGAAATCAAAGCCATCCAACTCCACTTTGTAAGCGTCAGCAGATTCAGGAATATCTGGCTTGGTTTCTGTCTCAGCTTCTGGCTGTTTCTGCTCTTGAGTTTGACTCTCAACTGGTGGCGTTGCTGTATCCACAGGTGTTGTTTGAGTTTGTTCAGTTGCTTGAACGTTTTCGGTGTTTGTCTCTTGTTGTTCATTAAGCATCGTTCTCTACCTCACTGTAATTTGGGTCATTTGCTTTGTTGATTTCATTGATGATTCCAGCCACAACGCTTTGTTGACCAAGCTTGTAATTGGTTTCACGGTCTGTATTTGAGAAGGCATTGCGGCAATACTTTTGGGTCAGATGCTCAAGAATGCGTTGCCCGTTCAGATCCAGATCAAAAACGACCCGATATGTCTCTGGCGTTGCTGGGCGCAATGCTCTGTGTTGAACAAAAGTTCCAACTTCTTCGGGCTTCTGTTCCTTGTTGCGGAGGCTTTCTTCAAGCTGCTGAATGCGTGAATTGGCTTTATCTAATTCCTCTTGTGACTTAGCCAATTGAATGGTGGTATCTAAGTGCAAGCGGTTCTCCGCCCAATACTTTTCTTTCCATTCCTCACCACTAACTTTGTAAGCGAAGGCAAATGCAGCAGCCACGATAAAGGCAAGAACTGCAACCACAAAAAGGACATTAATCATTGTCGTGTCTCACTAGTTAATTCAGACTCAAGGCCCTTACCGACTGCATTTGCGAGTGGTTGTGCTAGGGCCTGCTCTTGTTCTTGTTGTGCAGCTTGTTGCTGTGCTTCCTGACGCTGCTTACGGATTGCATCGATCTGATCTTGAGTGCGTAAAATTGCTGTAGGCACACCTAAGCCCATGCCTGAAACTTGCGCTACGGCATCCATGTCTACGTTGTCTAGGATTGATTGATCAATTTGTGCTACTTCTGCTAAGCCAGCTAAGAAGCGCTCAATTGCTGTGACTTCTTCAAGTTGCTGTGAACGAGCCAAAGCAGAAATAAACTTGAATGACAGGTTGCGGCCTTGCATTTCTTTTGGTGCCGCTTCAACTGCACCAGCACGATAAGCAAGCCCAAAAGTACGCTCTAACAAAGGCGTTAATAATTCAGCTTGCCAACGACCATACAGCGGCCCTAATTGCTGACGAATTAAGTCAACACGGACATGCACTTCGGTTGCTGTCATTGCTGGGCCATCGGCAGGCTGCAACTGATCTGCCATCATCTTTTTACGTATTGCACCTTGAAGATGAGCTAGCAAATCAACGCCAACTTGATAACCCTTGCCGTCATCAATGCGCTTTAATGAATCAACATTGTTAACAACAATGATTTTCCCACCGCCAAGACGCACAGTTCTTGGATTAAAAACGCCATCATCAACACCTGCATACATGCCTAGAGTTGAAATTTCGGCACTGCGCAACGTGTCACGCATTAACTTGTTAGCTGTTTTAGCGTCTGGCAAAGCAATAGAGACTTGACCAGTCCCATAAACTGAATTAGGAATCTTTCTAAAGCGTGGAATTACAAAAGGAAATTCGTTGTAGCCTGTCTCTCGTAGGACATTTTTTTCATCAACTTCAACATGATATGACGCAAAAGGCATTTCCTTCGGCATCAATTGACGATCACCTTTGATGTAGCCAGTTTTACGCGGCTCAACGACCCACAAAACTTTAACCTTGCAATCTGGTTTAGACTTGTAAGTATTGCGGACCTTTTCACTGACCTTGTTTTCGCCATACTCATTGACTAGCGCGGCCATCGTCATTTCATATTCACGATAGAGCGTGTCAACTTTCTGATCTTGTCGTGTTGAAGCTAGATAGCATTGCCCGATATCCCATGTCTGGAATACATAGCCACCACCTGCATGACGATCTACATCGGCATACATTACGCCCCAACCTGCAACCACACAGTCGAGAACTAAATCAAAGATTTCACTATCGTAGTTAGCACCGTGAATGTTGCGCCAAATGAATTGGCACACTTCATCTAGCCACTTTTCACCGTCTGTAAGTTCGGCTGGATCATCAACGCCATTCGGCACAGCTTTAAACCACAACGCATTGGCTGGCGTGGTTCCTGAAATGATGCTCGATACAAGTAATTGCGTTGCTTCTGATAGTGTTGAATCTAATAGCTCAGCTCGTTGTGTCTTACGTGTATCTGTTACATCATCACCTATAAACGATTGCTGACGCTCAGGGGCTGCATAGCGATAGCACTCAGACCAATGAGGTTCTAAGCGGTTTCGCGCTGCTTTAAGCTCGCTTAAGCGTTTGCATAACCTTGCTACTAGCTCACTCATATCAGCCGCCTAAAGTTGTTTTCTTTTGGTTGTCTGTAGCAGACGCCAAAACAGTTGAAGCATTACGTTTACGACGCTCTGCCGTTGCTGCATTTGCATCTAATTGAGCTTGGTTTTTAGCGGCTGCATCTGCTGCTTCTGCATCAAAACCTTTTGAAGCGCCTTTGGTATCTGTAAGCCCAACCATGTCAGTCACAGATGAAAGGATTTTTCCTAATCCGCCTCCGCACATTAGTCCGCCTCCTTAGTTGACCAGCCCTTTTCAGTCAAAACAGAAATGCGTTTTTTAGGCTGTGCTACACCAGCGGCACTTGGCGCTTCTGGTTGCGTAGACTTCTTTAGTTCAGCAAGTTGAGCGCGCATCTGCTCTAACTCTTGTCGCAATAGTTCTTCTTGAGATGGCTCTTTTTCGCCCTCAGATTCACCACTATTGATTGCGTCTAATGGTTCTTCTGCCTGCTCAGCAGTAGTTTTTGGTAGTGTTGGCTCTACTGTTTCTTCTTGAATAGGTTCAGCAGTCACACCCGGTGTTTTAATTTCTCGTTTAGCAGCCATGAAAAAGCCCCATTCGTTGTGAATAGGGCTAGTGTTGTGTTAATTAAGTTGGGGTTTGTTGGGTGATTAATTCACGATATTTATTAAATTAGCAGGCATACCATTATCTGCATGACATAAGAACACCCATTCACCATTATCATTTTGCACATACACTTCCAAATCACAGATGATTCGGTAATACACTTTTGACAAATAGTGTGTTGCCCCCTCTGGCTTATTCTTCATAATTTCATAAATATTCATAATACAATCCTCATCTCATCACAATAGATACACAAATACGCCTTATAAATCCAGCAGTACTGGTACTCGTGTTTGCAAGCCTCTTTGAATGTGGTCATTGGTCATGCTCCCAAAACTTAGGTTGCCCAAGTCTTTTCCATTCTTCGTAGTGAGCTGGGCAAACATGCACATCATCAACAAAGTTGCCATCCTCATCTTTCATTGGCACTTGCTCTGCTAGCTTGTACGCATGGACATTGCAAAGCACACCATCACAAGTTTTTCCATTAACTGGATAATCGCAAAGCCAACTGCCTTCTTTCAGAATCGTTTCAGAGCAAACATTGCAGCAATATGGAGCAATCCACTTTGGCGACAAGGTGGTCCATACATAACGATTGTTTTGATCAAGGTAAGTTATTGGCATCCTTCCCCCTTGAGCGCTTGCTCTATCACATCCAAGATTTCATCTGCACACTCACCTAGGGCCTTTGACTCCCACACTTTCCCTTGGGTATGTTTCTCATTCGATTTTTCCCACAAAGTTTGTGCAAGCCCTTTTACTGCATCCACCCGCTTTTGCAGCTCGTCACTTTTCTGAACCTCTTTCACATACATTTCATCAATAGTTTCAGCCACAAATATGTATTCACTTAATTGCTTTTGCAGCTCCTCCACCTTCGCTTGCTGTGACTGCTGACCAGCTTCATAGGCAATACGGCAGCAATTGGCATGAACCAAAGCTAAATTCCCTTGCTTGCCCATCCACTCGTTAAATGTCATTGGTTTATCCATCTCAAACATCCTTTGATTCAAAATAAAAAGTCACAGGCTTCTGAATGAATTCAACCAATCCAAAGCGCATTAAGTGGCGGATTTGAGAGCAGTCACGAGGTACTTGGATGTCACGATAGTGCGCAAGAAGAGAGCGCCACGACTCTAAAGACAATGAACGTTTATTGTGATTACAAGCAGTGCATGCTGGCATTAAGTTTTCATAAACATCGTTTTCGGGTTTTTCTGGTTTACCCGTAGTCAAATCACGTACCACAGCTTCCAAATGATCTGCGTGCCACTTATCGCCAAGCAACTCACCACAGTAAGCACAATGACCGTCATACTTCTGTTTTAACTCTTCGCGCTGTTTCTTATTTAGCTTCATGATCTTTCACCTCACACAGCGGGCTTATGTGGTTTTCTAGTTTGTCTAGGGTTTCTAATTCCCTCGGATTCGATGGTTTATCAATGCGGTGGCCTGCTGCGATTTCTTCTTTACGCGCAAAACTTAATGTTTCTGCTAACAATGGATATTGGCTTTCAATTACATCAACACAAGAACCATCTAATGAGACATACTCAATAGTCATTAGATCTTTAGGCATTGACTCGTATTTAAATACAACCTTATCCCCGACTTTAAACTCACTCATGGCTGGCTCCTTTTAAATCAGGCAGCATCTCTAGACACTCTTCGATGTAATCCGAATTGCCACCCAAGTAACCGTCAGAAAAGTCTTGATGGCAGAAGAAATCAGAACCTAGTTCAATAATCTTTTGACGCTGCTCAGCAGGAACTAAGAACAGCCATTCCGTTTCACAAAAACCATTGCCACGCAATAATTTAAGGTCTAGAAGCTCATAGCCCTTTTTGCTCAATTCTTTTTTAATATACTTAGTGCTCATTGTTCTTCTCCGTATATTGATTCGTGGTCTTTGATAGCGCGCTCCAATCTCACCCAGAGATCAACACCTTCTGCATCTGATGGTCTGAGCTTATAAACTAGCTTTGCTCCACTAATACCTTCGTGAAATTCGATAATGTCCAAAGACTCCACAAGACGCTTGAGGTCTTCCAATAAGATCAACTCAATCGCATAATCTTCTGACCATGAATTAGTTTCATTGTGGTAGTAAGCAGTAGCATTTGATCTTTTGAAAATGTAGTTACCTGTCAAAGTGCAATAGCCGAAAACTGGAAATCCTGGCGCCCCCTCAACAACCTCTCTTGCCTTCTTTTCGCCAAAATCACGAATAAACTGTTCTGGTTTCATACCGCCTCCTTGTAACGTTTAGTAATGGCTTCCTGCTTAAGCTGGTCTAGCATTTTCAGCTTTCTTAATTTCTCATAGAGGTTCGCTGCTGCTCTTGTTTCTTCATTACGAGTACCGAGGTTGTACGCTCTACGCAGCTTCATCATTGATGTGTAATCTACAAATTCGATCATGCTTTCAGCTCCCCTTTAACATTCAGGATGTCTTTTGCGTATTGAGTTGCCTTGTAATGATTTTTCCCAACACGTTCGAAATATTTCCATTCAACAAATTTTTGAAGATTGCTGTAGATGGTTCCTCGATTGAAATCAAACACTGATTCCTTCACGTCTTTGACACTGAAAGGCGCTGATGCATGACAGCCAAACACGAGTAAGCTAAGCTGGTCATCAAAGTTTAATTTCTTTGTTCTATTTAAAGTTTTCACGCTGCACCTCTCTCTTCCACTGGGAATGACATCCCAACGAAACGGCAAATATCTAAACGGTCTTGAACATTCACAGATCC